TGTTAATGATGAAGATACATTTATAGAAAGTGTGTTAATAGGTGCAAAAGCTTATATTAAAGGATATACAGGATTAGATGATGTAGGAATAGATGAAAAGGAAGATTTATCTCTAGTTGTTTATGTGCTTTGTTCCGAAATGTATGATAATAGACAGTATACAGTTGATAAAGTTACTATTAATCCAATTATTAAAAGTATTCTTGATATGCATTCTATAAATTTATTATAAGGAGTGAAACATGGATAATTTAAGTAGAAGATTAAACAGTAAAATTGATATATACGAAAGAGTAGAAGTTGAAAATGAATTATGTGAAGTTGATTTTGACTATAAAAAAATAAAATCAGTTTGGTGCGAAATAAAACCAACTAGTGGCACAGTAAAAACTGTTACAGGTGATATTATTCAAGTTGATATGAAATATAAAATCACAATAAGAAGTAATTCACTTGAGAAACTTACAAATGATATGTACTTCATATATAAAGGGCAGAAATACAATATCGATTATTCTATTCCTAATTTTAAGCATAATGACAGTGTAGAAATATACTGTACTATAGAGGACATTAAATGAGTAACTTTTTAAATACAAATGAAATTGATAAATTTGCTGAGAGTGTATATGAGTTTGCAAGTAAAGAAATGCCTAAGGAAACTAAGAAGTTCATAAAAAAAGAGGGTAAAAACTTGTTGCAAGAAACTCAAAGAGAAGCAATATTTTCAGGAGTACATCATAAAAGCCATAAATACTATGATTCTATAAAGCAAGGTAGAGTATATAAATACAAGCAAAATGGAGCTATTAGTAATAGAGTTTATTCAAGTGATCAAAAGGCTCATTTGCTTGAATATGGACATAGACAAGTTTTGAATCCAGGAAAGGATGGTAAAGTTGCTCCAATTGGAAATGGAAAGTTTGCAAAAGGGGTAAAACCAGGGAAAGGCATTGGAAAAGAAATTGGTTTTGTTGAAGGATATCATATTTTTGAAAATTCAGCTAAAAGATATGATGGTGAATATGTAAAGAATTGTGAAAAGTTTATAGAAGATGTTATTATAAAGGAGATTATAAAATGATTTCATCGTTGGATATTAATAGAGCTGTTAATGAAAAGATTGAACATGCACTTGCTAATAGTGAATTTTCAACAGTTCCTGTAATAGCAAGTGATTTAAGTGAACCAATTATAAGACCTTCGTTAAAAATATTTTTTTATGATGGTAAAAGTGGAAAAATGAATAGCTGTATGAAAGAACAAACCTTACATTGTAGGGTTTATTTTTTTGCAAGCAATTTGGAAAAATACAAAATTGAAAATATGAAAGTAAGAGAGCTCATACAAAATGAGTTTTTAACTCCATTAGTAGTAAATGATACTTTCATAGTTGATGTTGATGAAGTTGAAGCTAGCACAAACGATACAGTGCTTATATGTAGCTTTGATATAGAAACATTAGAAGATATTCCAGAAATCATTATTGATGATGGTAAGGAATATGAGCCAATGGAAAATTTACATTTAGAATTGGAGGAATAATTTAATGACAATAAAACAACCAAACATTGATATTGCATTTAAGCAGAAGGCTACAAGTTCAATTAATAAGTCAGAACGTGGAATTGCTATATTAATATTAAAAAATGATGAAACAAGTAATTGTCCAGCATATGCAGTATATAAAGATATTACAGAGTATGAAGCAGCTAAGAATAAATACAGTGAAGTTAATCAAAAAGCTATAACAGATATATTTATTTTCCCACCAGCAAAAACTATAGTAGTTAACTCTGATACAGTTGCAAATGCTCTTGTAGAAATTGAGAAAAACACATCTACTGGTTGGATAACTATAGCAAGTACAGATGCAGAAGAAGATTTTTCAACTTTAATTAGTTGGACAAAGACAAAAGAAAGCAATAAGAAAACTTATAAATCAATTGTGTTCAAAGGTACTAATACAGATTGTAAGCATATAGTTAATTTTACAAATGAGAAAGTAACTTTTAATGATTCTAGAGGAGAAGTTGAAGGAGTGCAATATTTACCTTCATTATTAGGAATACTTGCAAGCTGTAATTCTCAAAAATCATGTACTTACTTTAAATGTACAAATTTATCAAGTGTTCAAGGATTTGCTGATCTTGATACAGAATTGGCCAAAGGCAGCCTAGTATTATTCAATGATACTAACTATGTTAGAATATGCCAGGGAATTAATACTCTTACTACACTTGATGGAGAAAAAGCAACTGAAGATATGCAGTTTATTGAAACAGTTGAAGCTATGGATATGATACAAGATGATATTAGAGATGTCTTTAAAGAAACATATTTAGGTCCATATAAAAATAAATTGGATAATCAAATGCTTTTAATAAGTGCTATCAATGGATATTTTAAAGAGTTGGCAAATGGTAATGTATTAGATTCTGAATATTCTAATAATGCAAGCATAAATATTAATGCTCAACGTGATGCTTGGATTTCGAGTGGGAAAAAAGAAGCTGCTGATTGGGACGAAACAAAAGTTAAAAATAGTACTTTCAGAAGAGATGTATATTTGCTAGGAGATATAAAGATTTTAGGTTCAATGACAAACTTAAAATTTGATATATCTCTTTTTTAGTTGGAGGTGGTTAAATGGCAAATGTAAATAGAATTTTAAAGGGTTCAAGTGGCAACACATGGATAGATGGCGAATTACTTTCTACATTAAAAAGTATTGAAGCAAAAATTAAAGGTGAATTTTCAGATCATAATTTTTGTGGCGATTCTGCAACTTATTCATCTTATGATGGATGGAGTGGGGAAGGAACAATAACTCTATCTAAAATTGATAGTAAACTTTGGAGTAAGTTATGTGA